CTTATGTGTTCGACCTCGGCCCAGAGCAACTCGAATCTGCCCTGCGCCGCTTAGACGCAATGATGGCAGACTGGAACGCCAAGGGCATCCGCTTGGGTTACCCTTTGCCATCCAGCCCCCAGGACAGTGACCTAGACGAGGAAACGCTAGTCCCTGATTCGGCTTATGAAGCAATCATTTGTAGTCTAGCCATCAGGTTAGCGCCAAGTTTTGGCAAAACAGTAATGATTGAGACCAAGACCACTGCAAAGCAGGGTTACGACATCTTGCTGCAAAGGGCCACTTTCCCGCTTGAAAAACAACTACCAGCTACAACCCCATCTGGTGCTGGCAATAAGCCCTGGCGCGTCTACGACAACCCGTATGTCAGACCACCTTATCTGCCTGTGAACGCTGGGCCTGATGGCCCTATCGAATATTACTAAGGACAATCATGCCAACGATCAACCAACTGCCCGTCCTAAACACAATCTCCAGCGGAGACCAATTACCCGTTTATTCGCCCAACAATGGGGATGCAAGACGCACCTCAATTGGCAGTTTGTTGACTTTCTTTCAGCAAAGTTTTGCATCGCCAACGCTGTCGGTGAATCTCTATGTGCCTGGTGCTGGGTTCAACATCACTGTGCCGACCCCAGTAAGCAATGATCAGTGGATGCTGCTGCAACCCGCTGGAACGCTGGCAACAGGAACGATTACGCTGCCTTTGAATACTGGTGTGCCTGATGGCACATCGGTGCTGATTACCACCACCCAAGAGATTACATCGCTAACGATTTCCTTGAATGGTGCAACTGCGCTTTATGGTGGCGTGACATTTTTAGGGGCAGGGACTGCAACAGCAATTCGTTTCTATCAGCCTACAAACTCTTGGTATCAAATCAATGCTGATACAGTTTATGGCGCAAACGTGCAGGCTTTCTTGGCTGTTCCATCTAGTGCCAATCTACGGGCGGCAATGACGGATGAGACTGGTACGGGTCTATTGGTGTTCAACAATACCCCGACATTGATAACCCCGATTCTTGGCATACCAACATCAGGCACTTTAACCAACTGCACTGGTTTACCTGTTGCAACTGGCATAAGTGGTTTAGGGGCAAGTGTTGCAACCTTTTTAGCAACCCCATCAAGTGCAAACTTGGCGGCAGCCCTGACGGATGAAACTGGAACGGGTGCAAACGTTTTTGCGAATACTCCAACAATCACCAACCCAACAGTCAGCACCGGCACATTCACCAGCCCTGCATTGGTGACACCAGCATTAGGGACGGTTGCCAGCGGGGTTATTTCAGCTTGCACAAGCACTAGCATGGTGATGGTGACTCCAGTAATTGGTGCAGCTACTGGCACAAGCCTATCAACCACTGGCAATCAAGTTATCACAGGAACGGGAAAGCAGGGTTATGCCGTAGGCGCTGGCGGCGGTGTGCTGCAAGCCACAAGCAAAGCCACAGCGGTGACGCTTAACAAGTCGTGCGGTCAAATAACGATGAATGGCGCTGCATTGGCCGCATCCACTACCGTATCTTTTACAATGACCAACAGCACAGTCGAATCGGGTGACATTATCGTGATGAATCATATTTCAGGCGGTACGCTTGGCTCGTATACCTTTAATGCATCCTGCGGTGTTGGCACTGCTGACATAAACGTGAGAAATGTCTCTTTAGGATCATTGTCAGAAGCTGTGATTTTGCGTTTTGCTGTTATTAAAGTTGTAGATACTTGATGGCTACCAAACCTAAATCATCCGTGAATGCGGCTGGCAACTACACGAAGCCAACCATGCGCAAAGCCTTGTTTGAGCGCATCAAGGCAGGGACAAAGGGCGGCGACCCAGGCGAATGGTCAGCCCGTAAAGCCCAATTGCTTGCGGTGGAGTACAAGAAAAAAGGCGGGGGTTATAAATGAGCAAGGTCAAAACTCACTATCTACCAAGTGGCAAACCGTACATAGGCCCAACGCATAAGGTAGGTTCAACTTTGATGACTGGTGCTAAACACACAGCGCAGAGTAAGAACCTGATCCACACACCGCCAAAGAAAAAATGAAAGCCCCACAAAAAAGCCTGAAAGAATGGGGTTCGCAAGACTGGCGCACCAAGTCAGGCAAACCATCGTCTGAAACTGGCGAGCGTTATCTGCCTGCAAAGGCAATCAAAGCCCTGTCTGCGGCAGAGTATGCGGCAACCACAAGGGCAAAGCGTGAGGCTACAAAGGCAGGCAAGCAGTTTGCTAAGCAGCCAAAGAAGGTTGCTGAAAAGATTAAGAGTTTTAGATGAAAACCCCAGCCTACGCACGCAAGGAAGGCCAAAACCCCAAGGGCGGTTTGAACGCCAAAGGTCGCGCAGCTGCCAAGGCCGAGGGCATGAATCTGAAACCTCCAGTTAAGTCTGGTGACAACCCGCGCAGGGCATCGTTTCTAGCCCGTATGGGTGGCAATCCTGGCCCTGAATACAAAGACGGTGAACCCACGCGATTGCTGTTGAGTTTGAGGGCTTGGGGGGCTACTTCAAAGGCAGATGCTCAAGCTAAAGCAAAGAAAATATCGGCCAGAAACAAGGCAAAGTGATGCAAATACCTATCCTAAACGGTATTTACACCGACAACACACCAGAACTGCGTACATCGTACCCAGTCAATCTTGTGCCTGTGCCAAAACAATCAGGCATAAGCAATGGGTTTCTGCGACCAGGTGATGGCATTGTGTCAAACGGCACAGGCCCAGGAATTGATCGAGGTGGCATCAACTGGCAGGGCGGTTTGTATCGGGTGATGGGCACAAAGCTGGTCGAAATAGACAGTGCAGGCACAGTGACTACCTTGGGCGATGTAGGTGGGCCAATAGATCAACTGGTGACATTTGATTACAGCTTTGACCAACTGGCAATCGCCTCTGGTGGTCGGCTCTATTACTGGAGTGGCACAACCCTGACTCAAGTCACAGACCCTGACTTGGGCGTGGTGCTGGGTTTCTGCTGGGTGGATGGTTACTTTATGACCACAGATGGTGAGTTTTTGATTGTTACTGAGCTGTCCAATCCGCTGGTAGTAAATCCGTTGAAGTACGGTAGTTCAGAGGTTGACCCTGACCCCGTGGTGGCTTTGCTGAAATTGCGAAACGAGGTCTATGCGCTGAACAGAAACACTGTTGAGGTATTTGATAACGTTGGCGGGGAACTATTCCCGTTTGCCAGAATTGATGGTGCACAGTTGCAAAAGGGTGTGGTCGGCACACAGGCTTGTTGTGTCTTTATTGAACGCATTGCATTTTTAGGCAGTGGGCGCAATGAAGCCCCAGGTATCTACATCGGGGCAGCTGCAACAACTCAAAAGGTAAGCACTCAAGAAATTGACAACATACTTTTAGAATACACAGAGGCGCAATTGGCTTTGGTAAAGCTGGAGGCCAGGAACGACAAGAATCACCAGCATCTTTATGTACATCTTCCTGACCAAACTTTGGTTTATGACGCATCTGCATCTGAGGCTTTGCAAACCCCTGTATGGTTTACTTTGGTAAGCACATTGAATGGCTTTGCTCAATACAGAGCAAGAAATATGGTGTGGGTATACGACAAGTGGATGGTTGGAGACCCGCAAAGTACAAACATCGGCTACTTGGTGCAAGACATAGGCCATCATTGGGGGCAGCAAGTCTACTGGGAGTTCGGCACACTGATTGTTTATAACGAAAGCAATGGGGCGATATTCAACGAATTGGAATTGGTCAGCTTGACAGGTAGCGTTGCACTTGGCAAGAATCCGCAAATCAGCACCAGCTATTCACTGGATGGCAAAGCCTATTCGCAAGAACGGTTTATCTCTGTTGGCACGATTGGCAATACCAAGAAGCGCCTGGCATGGTTTCAGCAAGGGCACATGAGAAATTGGCGCATACAGCGTTTCCGTGGGGACAGTGATGCCCATGTGTCTTATGTGCGACTTGAAGCGCAAATAGAAGCATTGGCATATTGATGGCAACCGCACCTATTTCCCGCAAACTTAACTTAACGCGAGATCAGCTTGCGGCGTTCTTGACCGACCAGCAGCAGATCAGGCAGTTTGAGTTATTGTTTGCGACTGTGGATGCGATTGCACCTGATGTGGTGGTTGAGATAAATGTAGCCGCAGGAACAGCCCAGTCAACAGCAAATGATGCGTTAGCGCAGATTATTGCTTTAGCGCAAGAGACTGAAGTTAATGATGCAGCATTGGGCGCAAAGGCACAGGACGCACTGGATAGGATTGCGTTGCTGGCACAAGAAACTGCGGTGACTGTGGCATTGGCTGAAAGCAAAGCAAATCAGGCGCTGGCGTTGGTGGACAAGCTGAATAAAGCCGTTGAGGGCTTGCAGATGACTCCACCACCACGGGAGTTCAAGCGCGCAAGGTATGGGTCGTTTTACGATACCACCACACAGGCAGCTACAGTCATCAATACAGCCACAGCAATCACGTTTAACACGACTGACCTAAGTAATGGGGTATTTATTGGCACGCCCACTTCGCGTATTGTTGTTGACAGTGAGGGCTTGTATAACTTTGCCCTTAGCTTTCAAATCGACAAAACATCAGGCGGCACTGCTGAGTTTTACATTTGGTTTAGGCTTAACGGTGTAAACATTGCTAATAGCGCTGGGTTTATCCGCATCCAAGGTAACAATGCAGAAATTTTCTCAGCATATAACTTGTTTTTAGACCTTAAGGCCAACGATTACGTTGAGATCATGTTTTCAGTTACTGATTTAAGCGTTGAAGTTTTGGCAGTTGCAGCAACAGCGCCAGTTCCGGCAATTCCGTCCATAATTCTTACAGTCAACAACAACATTGAAGGTGTACTATGACCGTCACAGTAAAAGTTTTAATCCCTGCAAAACAGGCAGAAAACGCACAAACCACCCAATACACCGCAACAAATGTCAAAGCGATCATTGACAAGTTTACGGTGACTAACACCAGTGCCAATAATGTGACTTTCAGTTGCAATCTAGTCACCGTAACTGGGTCAGCAGCGGCATCGAACCTTATTATTGATGCACGAACCGTTGTGCCCGATGAGACCTACACTTGCCCCGAACTGGTTGGTCAGGCGTTGGAGGCTGGTGGTTTTATATCCACAATCGCAGGGGCGGCAACATCTCTAACAATTCGTGCATCAGGCCGAGAAATTTCATAAGGAGTACACACATGAAAGAATTTATGATGATGCCCAAGGGTTTTATGGGCTTGCCAAGCGAAGAGGCTTTTTTAACCGTTGCTGAGAATAAAGCCAATTTCCTGATTGCGGTAAAAGATTGGCACTACGGGCCAGAGGAGCCCAGCAACGACCCCAAGGCAAACCCTGAGTTTTATGACTCACTGGCAGAGGCCATGCAGTGTGACGCAAAGGACGCAAGGCGCAAGCATTGCTCGAACTGCGAATACTACGACAACAGCTTGATGACCCAAGTCAGGATTGAGCGCATTCCGATGGCTGGATATGACACGGGATATGGCTATCGTGGGCATTGCGAAAAGCTGAACTTTATCTGCAACGATATGCGGGTTTGTCAGGCTTGGGAAGAGCGCGAATCTGAGATGGATTGACGAAATGCCAAAATGTGCGAAAATCAATCCGCTGAGTTACGGCATCCAGCGGCCTTTCCTACATAGGAGTTGTGCATGACCGATGGACTGCGAGAGAACCTGATAAAGGTTTTTATGCTACCTGAATCAGCCGTTGAATGGTTGATGATGGTGTATGACGCAATCCAAGTCTTTGATGATGTAGCGGATGGCGACACAGTAGAGCGCAAAGACCTAAACGCGGTCATTTGGAATACGCTGGTAGGTATGCCCCAGAATGCTTTTTTCATCGCCAATAGCAACCATTTAGTGCCTTTACTGGCAACAAACATTCTCAAGTGGCAAGCATCAGATACGGCAGAGCAAAATAAACAGGCAGATGCCAAGTCATTCATGTGGCGTGCAGGCTATTACGATCTTGTTTTGATGGCAGTCTCGCTGGTGCATGGTGCTGGTTTTGCCACTTTAAATGGTCATCACGTGATGGCCTTATATGGCGAGAAATTTGAAGATTACATGAAGGAGTTCGGCAATGCCTGATCCAATAACAGCCCTAGTAGTAGGTGGAACTGCACTTGCTAGCAGTTATGTGCAAGGTGAAGGGGCAAAAGCAGCCGCAAGTACACAGGCAGGAGCCGCACAAGCTGGAATAGCAGAACAGCGTACTGCCTTTGATAAGTTGCAAACTTTGCTTCAACCTTATGTTGATGTTGGCGCACCAGGAATAACTGGTTTAAAACCATACGCAGAAGCAGGCGCACCAGCTTTTGAGCAACAACAAGCCTTGATTGGGTTGCGTGGCCCAGAAGCAGAACGTGCCGCCATTGAAAGAATCAGTGGGGGTGCTAGATTTCAAGAGATGGCCCAACAAGGTGAAGAAGCATTACTACAAAGGGCATCAGCAACTGGTGGTCTAAGAGGTGGAAATATTCAAGGTGCATTGGCCCAGTACCGTCCTGCACTGCTTTCCAGTTTGATTGAACAGCAATATGGCAGGCTGGGTGGATTGGCAGATATTGGGCGTGAAACACAAACAAATCTGGCAAAAATTGGGCAAGCATCTGCCGCCGGTGTTGCAGCGCAAGGCGTTACAACAGGGACGAACGTTGCAAACCTATTAGCGCAACAGGGTGCAGCACAAGCTGGCGGTCAATTAGGTGAAGCCAGGGCTTATGGTCAACTGTTGAATTTACCTGCTCAGTTCCTTGGTTTGCAATATGGCGCTGGCGGCAAAGCTGGTACGGGCTTTGGTTCACTTTTTGGATAAATCATGGCAACCATCAATCCATTTATGCAACCAATCAATTATGCAACTGATGTTCAAAGTCCGTTTGAATCAGCTTTGGGTGGTTTTAAAATCGGTGCTGGTATAGCTGAAATACAAGCGGCACAAAAAAAGCGTGAACTTGATTTTAAAGCACAACAAGAAGCACAAAAACGGCAGACTGAACTGGCAGATTTATACAAAAATCCCAATGCAAGTAGTGCAGATTTTGAACGTTTAGCACCTTTTTTACCTAAAGAACAGGCAGAAACTGCGCTTAAAGGTTTTGAAGCAAAAACAAAAAGGGAACAAGATACTGATCTGCGAAACGGTGCGCAAGTTTATTCCGCTATCAAATCAGGGAAACCTGGTATTGCAATACAAATGCTTACAGACCAAGCTGCTGCGCTGCGCAATGGTGGTCGTGAAAATGAAGCCAAAGCAGCAGAAGCCGCTGCTCAAGGAATTGAGTTAAATCCAACGGCAGCACAAACAACCGTTGGTCTATATATGGCAAGATTGCCTGGTGGAACAGGGTATCTTGAGGCGGCAGATAAAGCACTGTCAACGATTAGATTAGAGGCCAAAGCACCAGCAGAATTGCTGGAAACTCAATCAAAAGCCAAAGAGGCCGAGGTAAAAGCACGAGTTGCTTTTGAAACGGCCACAGATGATATTACAAAAGCCAAAGCCCTGCGTGAATATGAGCAGGCCAAAGCCAGGAAAGAAAAAGCAGATGCTGATGTAGCTGCTGGAACTGTGATTTCTCGCATTGCAAAGGCTGCAGAAGAAGTTAAGCCTGATCCTGGGTTTGCGATCATTCCAGATGCAGAGAGAACAAACCTTGGCCTTCCGGCTGGCGTCTATCAAAGAAACCTGTCAACGCAGAAAATTGAGCCTGTCAGCAAAGAGCTTGTCAAAATTGACTTGGGCCAGCAGCGAGATACGCTGGCGCTCAAAGAGCTGGACATTCCCAGGGCGCAGGAGTTTTCTGCCTCTGCAGCGTCTGCTCGATCACTTGCGCGAGACACCGAGGTCATCGCCAAATTGCTCAAGGGCAAAGGCGGCGGTTCCACAGTCAAGTTGACGGCTGATTTTGCCAAAACGCTTGGGTTTGAGACCGATACTGTCAGGGTCAACGATCTTGCCAATTCTTTGGCAATACGTGGTGCCACGCAGCTTCGACCACCTGGCTCTGGCTCTACATCAGACACCGAATTCAAGGCGTTCGTCTCAGCATTCCCATCGCTGGCGAATTCTGAGGGAGGCCGTGAGTTGATGGCAAAGTATGCAGATGCTTTTGCAACACGATCCGCAAAACTTGCCGACCACGCAAGAAAGCTGATTCGTGAAGACAAATATAGCGAAGAAGAGATCGCAAGATTTGACACAAGCCTTGGCGCTATTCTCAAAGACGATTTTTATTCAAACTCCGGATCAGATACCGTAAAAGTTGGTAATCAGACTTACACTCGTCCTGCTAACTTCACTGATGCGCAGTGGAACGCATACAAGCAATCTGTGGGGGCAAAATGAGCCCAGAAGAATGGCTAGCATCTCAGACTCAGGCTGCGCCTGCGCCTGCAAGAGCGCAAGTTACTGACCAAGCATCTAAAGACAAAGAAGCTGTTGAGATTTTGAAGCAGGAATTAAAAACTGCACAAACAAAATCACAATCTGGCGATCAAAGAGCGCAAGATGATGTTAAATCAATTGCCAGAGAATTGGCCCGCAAAGGGGTTACTGTAGACCTTGCTACTGCTGCTACTCCTGCTCCCGTTGCTTCCGCGCCTACTGCTGCACAAATGTCGCCTGAACAATGGGCGGCATCACAGCCAAAAATGGGATTCTTTGAGAGTCTGGCCGAACAGGTTACAGGTAGCAAACGGTCTGCATCGCCAGAAGTTGCTGCTGCACTTGCTGAAAATCGAACAATCTACGATATGCCAGAGGCCAATCAAATGTCCTTTGGACTACTGAAGTCGGCACTCGGCGGATTGATGGCTGGTTCCGAAGAGCGAGCTAAGATTTTTGCTGCCAACTTTCCTGGCTTAACTTATCGTTTAGATCAACAAGGCACCGTATTTTTACGCTCTCCTACAAATGGCAAAGAATACGTTATCCAGCCAGGCTTGACCGTACAAGATGCGCCTCGGATTGGAGCAGCACTTGCAGCATTTACACCCGCAGGCCGAGCAGCAACTATTCCAAGCGCAATAGTGGCCGCTGGCACAACTCAAGCGGCCATTGAAGCAAGCCAAGCGGCAACTGGTGGGGAATTCAGCCCATCGGAAGTTGCAATGGCAGCAGCCACAGGCCCAGCAGGGCAGATTATTCAGCGCGTAGTACCTCCGGCAGTCCAAGCAGTAAAGGCGGGCGCTAAGCGTATAACAGGCCCAGGTCGCGCACCAAGCACTCCAAGCGCTCCAGGCGCTCCTATGGGCACAGCAATGGCGCCTACAGCCCCGCGCATAGAGCCAACGCTTGAAGCGCCTCCTGTAGCCCCAGCCGCACCAATAGCCCCTCCTGTAGCCCCAGCCGCAACTGTGACCACAACCGTGACCACAGAAACCGTTAACAATTTAGTTCAAAAGGCATCTGGCAAAGGTTTGGGGTCAACAGCCGCACGTGACCAATTGGCTGATCTTGCTCAAGTCAACGTAGCAGCCAAGGAAGCAGCAGACCGGCTTGGAATTCAACTGCCTGCCGATGTGTTTAGCGACAACCCACAAGTCCGAGCAGCCGCTGGTTTGACTCGTTCTTTGGCGGCTGGCGAGGCCGAGGCAGCATGGCGCACTACCGTTACTCAGGCTGTGGATAAGGCCGATGATGTAATCAGGCAATTCGATGCTCAGTTTATTGAAGGTGCAGTGGCTCCTGGAGTGGTGTCGCAAAAAATTAAAGACTCGTTAATTAATGAGCAAAAAGCATTAGTACAACAAGCAAAAGTTTTGTACGATGAAGTTGATTTAAAAGTGCCAGAGCAAACGCTAATAACTTTTCCTGCATTAAAAGCAAAATTGGCAGAAATCACATCAAGACTAGGCGAAGAAGGTGTTGAAAAAAATGCAACACTCAAAATGCTTAACAAAATGGTTAGTGATGCTGATGCTGGAAAAGTACCTTATGGTCGATTGAAAGAAGAAAAAACTCTGATTGGTGATTCAATCAAAGGTGTGCAAAATGATTATTCAAAAAGCACATCACAAGGTAGATTAAAAGAAATTTATGGCGCATTGGCAAAAGACCAGCTAGACAATGTTGAAAAGCTAGCAGATGCAGAGGTGCGCCAACAATTACGAAGTGCTAACCTATTAACGGCCAAAGAAAAAGCACTTGGCAAGCGCATCGTGAATGCTTTTGGCGAGGATATTGAAGGAAGTTTGGGTTCTAAATTACGGTCAGCAATTATCAGCGGCGGTAAAGGTGATACAGGCGAATTCAATCGTTTGTTAAAAATAGTGCCAGAGGAATTTCGCAAAGAGACGCTGGCAACAGCTTTGGCAGCAGCTACTAGGTCGGCAAGGGGCGCAGAAAAAGGTGGCTTTGGTTTCTCAGAGTTTGCTGATCTATACCCCAAGCTGCGTGCTAACCCGCCCGTCTACAAGACCATTGTGGACACCCTTGGCAAAGACTCGGCAGATGTGTTACGCGACCTGTTTGAAGTTTCTAAGCGCATCACTGAGGCCCGAGCCAATGTCTTGACCACTGGGAAAGCAAATCAGGCATTCGGAAATCCTGAAGGTCTGATTGGTAAAGTCATGGAAAGCAGCATCACTCAGCGTATTGTTACGACAATTACAGGCATGGTGCCTGGCGGTGGGGCAGTGGCCCCTGACATCATCAAATTCATGTCCACGGGTGCAGAAGATCGAGTTAAAGCTGCTGGCAAGCTGTTTGCTGATGAGGCATTCCAAAAACTTGCAGTTGAGGCGGCAAGTAAGGCAGCGCCTAGCGCAGCTACTCTTCGTCGCACAGCTATGTCACAATCCTTCCAGAAATTTGCAGATGCAGCCAAACTGCCAAAAGCACTAGACGCAAGGATTCAATGGTTGCAGACAGCAGTCCAAGCCGAACGCCAAGCCGACCAGGAGAATCAATAAATGTCAACACTCTCAGTAGAACCACCATACCCAGCGTTTGCAGATGCTGATGGACAGCCGCTTGAGGATGGTTACATCTGGATTGGCACAGTCAACCTAAACCCAATTACAAACCCGATTGCTGTTTATTGGGATTCAGCACAGACAATTTCTGCTGTGCAGCCCATCCGCACCAGTGGGGGTTATCCTGTCTACCAAGGCACACCATCACGCATCTACACATCAAGCGATTACTCCATTCAAGTGCAGAACAAGAACGGCACGGTGATCTATACCTCTTTGAACGGCAATGCTTTTCCTGGCTCTGCTGGCAATCTTTTTGTCAATGCAACTGGTGATGGCACAACAACTGTGTTTTCAGTTGCTTTTGTGCCAAGTCTTATTTATATCAATGGCGTGTATCAAAACCAAAACACATATACGCTTGCTAGTGGCAATGTTACATTCACGCAAGCGCCACCATTGACATCCATAATTGAATTTGTATTTTGAGGAATAAACTATGTTAAAAAGTGCATCAAAACTTGTGAGCGCAAGCCAACTTATTACGCCAATTTCTCTTGCCGGAAATGTCACCCTGTCCACAGGCAATCTCATCATCGGCACATCAGGCAAAGGCATCGACTTTTCTATCACATCATCAGGCACTGGCACGATGACCAGCGAGTTGTTGGCTGACTATGAGGAGGGAACATTTACTGCTACGTTAACAGGCACTACAACAGCACCAACAACGCCGGTCACAACAACTGCCATATACACAAAAATTGGCAGACAAGTAACCATAGAGTTGACTTTTGCAAACGTGAACACTACGGGCGCATCAGGTAATTTACGTGTTACTGGCTTGCCGTTTGCTGCTGGCAGCGCAAATGGGTTAGGTGTTTGTGCAGTTGGCAGTGCCATTGCTTCAGCTTTTCCAGCGTTTCAATTAGGCGCAGGCGGCACAACGATGGACATGATTCAAATTACTAATGGTGGCAATATAGCAATTCCAAGTACTACTGGCGTGTATATTTTTAGCACGCTCACCTACTCTGTCTAAGGATTAAAAATGAGCCTGACAAAAGTAACTCATTCAATGATCGCTAATGCAGCGGCATATGTGAATGATTTTGGAGCCAAAGGCGATGGCACGACTGATGATACAGCGGCCATTCAAGCTGCAATTAACTCTGGTGTACGTCAAGTTGTGTTTGGTGAAGGCGGCATTTACGTCATCAAATCGCAAATCACATTAGCATCCAATCAAGACTTGATTGGCAATGGCGCTACTGTGCGTGTTGATGCAGCAAGCACAATCCAGTCAGCTTTTTATGGTGTTGACATCCAAACATCAAACTACATCAATCTACGACTTAATTGCAACAGCAAAACAATTAGCGGTTTCCGGTTGTACGCTGACACTCTTGGGTGTAATGGTGTTATGTGGGACTCGTGCCGAATTAGTGGTACGGCAGTTGACGCAACTTTGTTTTATGGTGGTATTGAGGTTGCCTCGCTTGGCGGCGCAGCAGGAACACAGAATTCTGACATCAAGGTTGTCAACTGCAACTTCGGCCCAACGGGAACACACGGGTGTTTGATTGCTTACACAGATGGCGTATTGTTTTCTGGCAATCGAATAGCTACTGCAACAAACCACGGCATGGAAGCTGTTGGCTGTCGTGATGTCATCATCACAGACAACACTGTGCTGAACTGTGTTTTGTCTGGCGTTGGTGTTGGTTCTTCAACGCGCAATTTCACGATTGCAAACAATCAAATTAAAAACTGTGGCGGCGATGGCTCCATTACTTGCGAGTTCAATTCCATCTTTGGTGTTATTTCAAACAACACCATTTATGACGCAAACACAGCAGGCATCAACATTTCGTTTGGTGGATCAGCGTCTGCTCCATTTAATAAAGTGCAAGGCATTGTTTGCGAAAACAATGTGATCAGATCAAAAGCTGGTAATTCTGCCGGGGTAAATTTTTACTCAAGTACTGGCGCTGGGCTTGGTTCTGGTGTAATCGTCTCCAACAACTATATTGATGGTTTTAATGTTGGCATTACATACGCATACGCAAACGATGGGCAAATTGCCAACAATAGCATTGTCAACCTTGTCGGTGGTGGCAGCGCGGTTATTAAAGCAACTTTGGTGGATAGTGTTGACATTATCAACAACTCTTGCAACAGTGACACTTCGGATCACGCATATCAAGTGTTGACTTTTGCTGGTACTTTTTCTGCACGATGTAACGTAGTCGGGAATTATGCTGTTTCTGCTGGTAGCGCAACAAAAGCTCTTGTTTATATTGAAGGCCCAAACACTTTCCAAGTTTCAGGGAATACAACTGGCGGTGCATTGAATTTTGTTCTTACAAATAGCACTTCAACTATTGTTGTGAGTGACAACTTTGGCAGTTTAGCGGCTGTACCTTATGCTGGGCCAGCAACGTACCAATCTCAAATTGGGTCGTCCACCGCTTCCACAGTAGGCGCAGCTGGCGTAGCCTCTGCTTTACCGGCTAACCCACTTGGGTATGTAGTTGTTGAAGTTGTTGGTGTCGGCCCGGCCAAAATACCCTATTACACACCTTAACCGTACCAGTGCGGAACACTGGATTCTTGGTTTTGATTGGAGATCAAAATGGCTTTAGAAAAAGTTCAAATCGTTGACCGCATCGAAGTGGTCGAAAACGGCTCCGTGCAAGTTCGCACCAAGACCGCCATCATGGAAGATGGCAAACAGATCAGCGGCACGTTCCACCGCCACGTTGTTGCTCCCGGCGATGACTACGCTGGCGAGGCTGCGCGTGTGAAGGCTATCTGTGCTGCAACGCATACGGCTGCTGTGGTGGTGGCTTACAAGGCTGCTACCACACTATGATCCGCACTGCCTCTGGTCTGATCTTGCGATACATGAAAGCCTGTGGTTTCCAAGGCTGGACGTCATTCTGGGGCGTAATTTACATGGCCCCCGGCTATGAACTGCACGAAGCATTGATACGCCATGAGAGCAAGCATTTAGAGCAGATGAAGCGTGATGGCAAGGTGCTATACGCCATCAAATACGCTTGGTGGATGCTGCGCTACGGTTATAAAATGAATCCCTACGAAGTCGAGGCCCGAGCCGCTGAATAACCTTGAAAGATAAATATGGCTAACAATTCACAAATTGCATTTGCACCCCTTGGAGAAACCGTAGTAGTTCCTGCGGCGGCTAGTGCCCCTGCTGGCGTTCAGGCGCTAGTTAACGGCAGACTTGATGCACAGGGCACAGGTCAATACCGCATTATCAATGACAGCGTTTATACGGTGTTTTTGGGTGTTGGAACTACTGCGGCATTGGCTACGGCAAACGCTGTTGCGCCGATAGCAGGAAACCCAAGCCCAGCCATTGTGCTTGTGCCTGGCGCTGTGGAGATTTTGCGCTTTGCACGTACATCATATTTCAGCGGCCTTGCATCGGCAGCGGCTACTGTTTATATTGTGCAGGGCGAAGGTATGTAATGGATCAGCAGACAATCAACCTTATTCTGGGTGGCTGCATGGGCGTGGCCGGATGGTTTGCTAGGGAGTTGTGGACAGCAGTGCAGGACTTGAAAAACGACCTGTCCAAGCTGCCCACGATCTACGTTGCCCGTCAGGACTACAAGGACGATATGCGCGAGGTTAAAGAAATGCTGGGCAAGATTTTTGACC